GTCATCTGCCCTATAACCGTTTCCTTTTCGACCAGGGAAATCAGTTCGCCGGACATTGTCTGCGCGCTAACTAGTGCGCCGGCCCACGCCGGGTCCGTCGTCGTGCCGGCGGGAACCGCCGCGCGCGTGATCCCGAAGGACTGCGCGCGTAGGACGTTGTGCATTTCCTTATCGTCGGGCCATTGCATTTTGGCGAGTTCCGCCGCCTGCGGCACGTTGCCGCGCGACGCGGCAATCGCCTGACACATACGCGCGAATCGAATTCCCTTCGGCGCGCTAGCTACCTCGATACGCGGGCCGGCGACGGGCTGCGCGGTGCGCGCTTGGATTCCCTCCAGGTCGCGCAGTCGGGTCATTGTGTCGTCGATATCCTTAACGCCCTTTTCCGTCTCGTCGTAGGCGGTCTTTTCGTCGTCGGACATAGCGCGTCCGTCGGCTTCGGACTTTTCGAGAATGTCCGCGAGGGCTTGCACTTTCGCGGCGCGCGTCTTGACGTGTTCCGCAATGCGGTCAGAAATTTTCATTGCCTTATACTCCGGGTGTTTTGGGTAGATAGGCCTAACGCGGCGCGCGAGAAATCAAACCGGCGAGGCGCAGACGCGCCCAGCTTTGCCGGCGCTCTACCTGTTCCTTTTGGACTAACGCGTCCAGGGGTAAGGCCTGCCGGACTAATTCGTCGGGGGTTCCGAAACTGCGCGCCAGTTGCAGCGCGTTTGGATTTGCGGGGACGCTAACTAGCGATAGCTCTAACAATTCCTGGCGCAGGAATCGGAAGCCCGTAACGCGGTCGTTCTCGTCGCGTATCGGCTCTATGTCCTCGTCTCCCTTGACGGTGAAACCGACGGAGACGGCGCGGAGCAACTTCTTTTTAACGAGCCGCCACAGGTCGTCCGCCGTCTTGCTGTCGCCCTGGTCGAAAAAGCGGACGGTCGCTATTAACTTGTCGCCCTCGACCCCGATCTTTTTTACTTTGCCGATAGGTTGAAATTGCGAGTGCATCCATAGAAAAACGGGGTTGCGGCGGAAGTTCGCGAGGTCCCAGCCCTTGACGCTGACAATGTCGCCGTAGCGGTCGACGGTTTCGTCCGACGCAATGAACGTCGCCGTACGTTCCTCGTCGGAGACTTCGGTTAGCGCTTCGGTGAAGCCGCGAACGTAGGCCCCCTCTTTGTCGACGCGGCGGGCGAGGGCTTCGGTTGCGTTCATCGCGTTCCCCCTTTGGGAGTAACGCGGGACCGGAAAGCAAACCGTCGCCCGCTTGTGGACTAACTAACGGGGCGGCTGCGGCGGTCGAGGGTCTACAGGGCGCGGGGCGCGCTCGCGGTTCGTCTTGTCGGGTCGCTTGCGAACGTCGAGACGGCAGCGCGCGGGCATTCTGGATTGTCCTACGGCGTGCGGGCCGGAATAACCGTCGCCCGACTGCGCGCGAACATAGGCGCGAGCGGCGCGCGCGTCAATTTGTTTCACGTGGAACATTCGACGTCGGCACGTTGTTAGGACTAACTAGCCGCTGCGCACGTACGCGTATCGTTTTAGTTGATATGCAATCGCGCGCGTCTAATGCATACGGATAAACGAAACGTCCGGCCCGCTACGCGGCGCGCGAGGTCGGGCCAACCGTCGACCAGGGGAAGCCCGCGAGCGCGGCGCGGCGGCTCGCGCGGTGCGGCGGATCGGGAAGCGCGGCGGGCGTCCGTGCCCGCCGGGTTCGCAGGTTAGGAAATCGCCGCGAGGGTCGGGCGCACCTCGCGCCAGCCCTTGCGCGTTCGCGTGAATATGCGCCCGCCGTACTTCGCGCAGTCCTGCAACGCGGCGTAGGCGCGGGGGCCGTCGCTACATTGGCAATAGATACGCTCCCCGCCGGCAGGTTCGTACGCGGTCGTTATCCAGGTATGGCCTAGGACCCCGGCGAACTCTAGGCACGCCGGCAGCGGCGCGCGCTTGCGCTTGCGCACCGGGGCCGGTGCGTCCGCTTTAACGGCCCGCTCTAACGCGCTCATTAGGTCCCCGTCGAATTCGTTAACTTTCATTGCATGCCCTCACTATGCGCGCGGCGGAATTGCCGGCGACGAGGTGCATTTTACCAGGGCGGTATTTTGCTACCTAACAAGGGTTGCTAGTTAACGGCGATTAACGGCAAGCCCGCCGCCCGCAGTCCCGGAAATAATTATTTTCGCGGGCGTTCCGCGGAGTCGTCGGCGTCTAACTAAACAAACATTAACGTAGGTTCGGACGAGCCCTCCGACTCTAGAACCATGCGCCGACCCATCGCCATAAGCAGCGCGATTAATCCGTCTATCTTTTGTTGCGGGTTGTCCTTGTCCTTGCGCGGAAATATATTCCCTTTGTAATCCTCCGCGACTTCGACGCATGACACATTCCAGCGTAGGACCGGGTTTCCGTCGTGGTGCAAGCGCTTTTGTCTAACTAGCGCGTCTATTTCTTTCATAGCCGGCGAGAAGTTCGCGACCGTCGGGCGGTACTCAATAACAGGCACGTCCTTTTGTGCTAGCTCGCTAGCTAGCTTTAACGCTTGCCACGGATCGTACGCGACGTCTAACAATTGGTGATCGGTCGAGTCCTGTAGAATATCCGTCTGGATGCGTTCGAAGTCGATTACCTCGCCGGGCGTTCCCGTTATCCAGTTGTCCGCGTGCCAAGTCTGGTAGCTCGCGTTGCGTCCGTCGAATATCGTTGCCTCCGGTAGATAGAACTGTGCGAACACGTAATAGTGCGTAACGCCCTCAACGTTCCGCGCGAACAGCTTAACGCGCGCCGCTAGATCGATTTTCGCTGCGAGGTCGAGGCCTAGGACGCATTGCTCCCCCTTGAAATCATTTTCCGTTAGCGTGGTGTCGGCGCACGCGTCCCAAGCTATTAGGCTCATCCACGCGACAGACGCGTTAGTCCATAGGTTGAGGTGCTTTTGCTTAAACGCGTTTTGCTGGCTAGCTATCTGCGCGGCCCGGTGCGCGAGGTCGGCTAACTGGTCGGGGTAGACACTGACGCCGTAGTTAGGATTTGCTTTAGCCCAGGACTCCGGGGCCTGCCAGTTGTCCGCGTCGTCGATAGTGTAGATAAGGCCTAGGAATGATTCGTCGGCGGTTTCCTGCGATAGAACGCGCTGCGCGTATTTCCATTGTTCGTACCCTATGCCGGACTGGTTATTCCCCGCCGTCGTAATAGATAGAATCATCGACTGCGTACGCTTGCCCGTCGCGGTCAATAAAACGTCGTGCACTTCGCGCGACTTATGCGCCGCGAGTTCGTCTAACACCGCTAAATGAATGTTGAGCCCGTCCAGGGCGTTAGCGTCGCGCGATAGCGGGCGGCAGATAGACGCGGTCGAGGTTTGCGTTATCGCGTGCGCGCCGACTTCTACGCCGTACTTAGCGCGGAATGCGCCGTCCTTGCGGGCCATTTCTTGCGCGAGGACAAAAACGATACGCGCCTGATCCCGCGTTACGGCGGCGGCGTACACCTCCGCGCCGCCCTCCCTATCTAGCGCGAGCATGTAAAGCGCAATCGTCGCGGCTAACGAACTTTTCCCGTTACCCTTCGGCACCGCGAGGAACACGTAACGAAAGCGGCGCATACCGGAGGCCTTACTAACCCATCCGAACATTGAGCCGACAAGGAACTTTTGCCACGCGCCGAACCTAAAGCGCTTGCCGGCATTCGGCCCGCGTATCTCGCGGAACATTTGTATAGCAGTTAGGGCCCGCTCCGCCTTGCGCGCGTCGAACGTAAAGGGCCAATCGTCCGAATCAATCCGCGCCGCGTCGCGGTCGTGCCGTTCGCATGCCATACGGACCCAACTACAGGACGGAATGCGCCCCGTAAGGACGTCGCGGACGTATTGCAAGGCCTCCGCAACGTTCGGATAGTCGCCCGCGATTTCCGCTAGGTCGTCGTCCCTGACGTCGAGGTCGGGCGATTGTGGCGCGAGGGATTGCAACCGCATTTGTACGCCGGCCCCGATAGGTGCCGCAGCTGCCGCCGTGGTTCGTTCGCGCTCTTTGCGCCGTTGCTCGCGCCGGGCGGCAACGCGCGCAACGCGGCGCGTCTCCTGGTCGAGGTACACGCGCGGGCGTCCGCGCTTTTTCTTCGGGAGTTCGGTTCCTGGT